TAATCAGAACTTACATTAAAAATATCGCAAAGCGCCGTCAGCACGTTAAGATCGGGCTTCCGCACACCTCGCTCATACTGCGAGATGGTCACCTTATTAACATCGAGGCGGTCAGCGAGATCCTGTTGAGACATTCCATGTAATACTCTCAATTCCCGAATACGCTCACTATAAGTTGCCATTTCGCACCTCCGAAATATGTAAACAATTTGTTTATTTCCTATTGACTATTATAAACTATCTGTTTATACTGGTAAAGTAATCGTTTCGTTTACACACAGAGAGGAGGTGACAGGGTGCCGGACAAAAAAATAGTCGGTCAGAGGCTAAAAACCTTGAGAGGTTCAAGGACTCTGGAAGAGGTTGGCGAGGCGCTTGGGGTGTCTTCTATGGCTGTTTCCTTATGGGAAAGAGGCGAGAGAGTACCAAGCGACGCAATGAAAGTAGCCATAGCGAGTTATTATAAAAAATCCGTCATGGCTATTTTTTATAAGGATTAGGTAAACATTATGAACACAAAAGACACATTCGAGGGCTACATCACCCTCGCGGGTCTGACCATTCCTAAGTTCATCAAACTGATGGGATGGAGCAGGAGCACCTACGACCGGCGCATGGCACGACCTGACACGCTGACAAGGGGAGAGATACGGAGGGCGGATTATCTTCTGGGATTCCCTGACAATGTGGTGGTCAAGTTGGCGAGGTCGAAAGGATGACCTGCGACAAATGCCGCCACCAGCCCGAATGCTTCGAACAGAGGGGACGGTGCGCGGAATTTGAAACAGAAAAACAGTACAGGAAGAGAATCAGACATGACATCGAAATGCTCAATAAAACGGAAGCTTCCACCGTCTCCGCCGACAGCCACGAAGCAAGTCCACAATAACCACATTTACGGATTCGGTCGGCACACATACGAATACAACGAATCAGCGCCTGCACTGGACTTGCAAATACCGCCACAGAAAAGCAACTCAAAGGCGGCACAGGCAGAGAGGGAAATGAAAATCATTTTGGATTTGGCACGGCAAGGCAAGACCGCCAGTCAGATAGCAGAAGAGGCGGGGTGCAGTCGTGGCAGAGTTGTGCAGGTGGTTAAGCAGTTTCGGGAATATGGCGCAAAGTTGGCACCAGAGCCAAAGAAGAACCGCACCGACAAGCGAAAAATCACCATGTGGACGGAGGAAATGGTGGAGCAACTGATTGTCCTGCATCGTGAGGGCCTGACGTTCACACAAATTGGCGAACGGATGGGGATATCAAAGAGTTCGGTCGCTGGCAAAGTCCGCGTACTGATAGAGGCGGGCGTGCTCAAGTCACGCGTGGAAGAAATCGCATGGCCTGCCGAAGACGTTAACCGAATGTTCCAGATGAGGGCGAGCGGGGCAACGTGGGGAGAGATAGCCGACAGATTAGGACGCAAGCTGACCGCATGCCATAACGCCTATCGGAGAGAAAGGGAGCGGAGAAAATGCCTAAAAGAGTAGCAGCTATTATTTTCTTTTTCGCATGGCTTATCTGCGGATGCGGAGTTGAGACCATGCTCGACAGCCCGGCAAGCGGGGCGGTGACACTGATAGCGGTGATAGTGCTGATAGCCTGCGCAAATGTGCTTACCCGCAATGATGACAAATAAAAAGGCCCCACAGGAAACCGCTATTTCCACAGGGACCAGTAGCAAAAATATATTCACTAAGGAGATTATATCATGGAAAACAAGATGATTGAACAGAAAAACGAAATGCTCAAGAAGGCCGGCGACAGCCTTAGAGAAATCTGGGGCATCGCTTTGATGCTCGACAGCACCGACCTCAACGGTCGTCACATCGACACTCTTATCAAACTGGTTACAAACCGACTCAGATTTATTTCATGTCACTACGACGAATTTCTCGACGAATCCGAAATCTATCTTCCGGAAGCGGAAGAGGCCGAAGAGCCCACGATCGACAAGGATGAGGAGGTAACAGATGACCTTCCGTTCAAATGATCCACTGGATGACTTCGCCCGCCACGATCAGGCAGAAGCAGACAAAGAAAGATTCCTCCCGCACTGTTCATTATGTGGGGCGGTCATTAATGGCGACTACTACCATCACGTTTACATTCGTGGTCTCGATTACATCCTCTGCGATGACTGCCTCGAACAGGATCCTGTTGACGATTACTACAACGCGAAGAAATACGGATATTGAAAGGAGAATATAGTATGGCGATTCCTGTATTAGTAATGGGAAGAAGCGGAGCGGGCAAGACGTACTCGCTCAAGAACTTCGAGCCGAATGAAGTCGGCATTGTATCAGTTGAAAAAGGGCGGTTGCCTTTCAAGTCAAAACTGAAGGTCGTCAGAATCCCCGCTTATGAGAAGAGCGAGAACGCTACAAGCATGGCGCAGGCCAACCTGGCTAAGTACGCATGGCTGATGGGCGTGATTCAGAAATCAAAGACCAAAGCGGTCGTAATTGACGACAGTCAGTATTTGATGGCTAACGAGCTCTTTGATCGGGCTAACGAGAAAGGCTATGACAAATTCACCAACATGGCTGCTAACTTCCGCAATTTGATTCATTTCATTAATGAGCTTCCGGAAGATGACAAAATCGTCTATTTCCTGCATCACACGGAAACGGACACGGACGGCCGCGAAAAGGTCAAGACTATCGGCAAGATGCTCGACGAAAAGTTATGTGTCGAGGGATGCTTTGACATTGTTATCTATTGTCAGGACCACAAGTTCTACACCCAGAGCAACGGGCAGAGTACGGCGAAAAGTCCGGAGGACATGTTTGAGTTGGAAATCCCGAACGACTTAAAGGCGGTAGATACAGCAATCAGAGAGTATTACGGGCTGACTGGAGGTGATGCAACATAAATGGATTATGAAAGATATTTGCAATCACCAGAATGGCAAAAGAAGCGCACGGAACGACTGAAAATTGACAATTTCAAATGTGCCGTATGTGGCCGCCCAATGGATCTGCAAGTGCATCATCTAAATTACGACAATATTGGGCATGAAAATGTTTATACGGATCTTATTACATTATGCAAATATTGTCATTCCGATGTTGAGAACGAAAAAAAGGCTTACAAAGAGCGACAAGGCTATTCTGCTGAATGGACAAGACAAAGAAGCCTAGAGCTGACGTTTTGCAGGTTTATTCAGCGCAAAGACTTATCATCTGGCGGTGACCTGAATCTGACCAACAAAGACGTGGTTAGAAAAGCATGGAAAGAATGGTTGTTTATTAACGGGCTTCATTTTAGAGAGGTTCGAGTATCGACAATAATCGATTATTTCAGAAATAAAAGAATTCGGTTAATACTTGCAATGTCTGCCGCCGGTGCATCGCCTGACGAGATTATGGCGCGTGGCATAAGTTACAACATGGTTCACAAATACTATAACAATCCGAAACTTGCCAACACTGTAATGGCTCGATTCGAAAAAGAAATGGAGGAAGTTAATAATGCAGAAACCCAATAATTACGACAACACAACAACAGGCGATTTTACTCCCGTCACTCCCGGCGGTCATCATCTGATCATTAAGAAGGTAGAAGAGAGCCAGACGAAGACCGGCAAAGACATGGTCATCGTAGCGTTTGACATGGCACCCGGCGACAGTCAGCCGAATTATGTCTCGAAGCTGTTCGCTGATGATATTCGCCCTGATAAGAAATGGCCCCGTGTTGGTCGTCAGTACATTGTCGTCACCGATAACGACGGCAACACATCAAGGTCGTTCAAGACATTCATTACATGCGTGGAGAAATCCAACAACGGATTCGTCACCCAGTGGGGCGATGCGTTCGCGCAGCAGTTCAAGGGCAAGCGGATTGGCGGCGTCTTCGGCATGGTAGAGAACGAATACAACGGCAAAGTATCTAATCGCTGTGAGCTGAGATGGTTCTGTGCGGATGACAAGGCGGACGGGGCAACCGTTCCTGCGCCTAAGACACTTCCGAATAACAACCGTGTTGTCGGTGCTCCCGCCGGTTCGATCGACGGCTTCCTTTCGATTCCTGATGATATGAATGAGGAAATTCCGTTCTGATGACCATACAGATTGATTCCAGAGAGCATAAATGGGAGTTGGCGCGAATACAGCGTCAGCTCACCGCTCTGGGATGCAAGACGATTGTCTCGAAGTTATATGTCGGCGATTACCAGTCGTTGGATAATCCGCGGTTGGTAATCGACCGAAAAAAGGACCTGCAAGAGATTTGTGGGAATGTCGCACAACAACATGAACGCTTCCAGAGGGAACTTGTCAGAGCAAAGGAAGCCGAAATTAAACTCATCATCCTGATTGAGCATGGTGATGACATCAGAACACTGGAAGACGTTTATTTTTGGGACAATCCGAGACTACTGCAATCGCCAAAGGCCATAAACGGCAAAAGTCTGTACAGGTCGCTTTGTACGATTCGGGACCGCTATAACGTCAGGTTCGAATTTTGTTCAAAGCATGACACGGGGCGGAAAATCATGGAGTTGCTGAATGGCTAAGAAGAAAAAGAACGGCGGATGGATAAAGCTCTACCGTCAGTTGCAACAGAATCCAATATGGCAAAGCAGTGAGCCGTTTAGCCGGCGTGATGCGTGGATTGACCTCTTACTGCTTGCCAATCACGAAGAGCGCGTGATCATCGTCAAGGGCAAAAAGCAAATCATCGGCGAGGGACAGCACTGGACAAGCTACCGTGTTCTCGCTGACAGGTGGCATTGGAGCTATGAAAAAGTGCGACGGTACTTTGCACTACTGGATGAACTACAGATGGCGCGCATAACCGTGACACCAAACGGGTCACTTGTAACCATTATAAACTACGGCTTTTTCCAGAGTGGGCGAGTCACTAAGTGTGACACTGACGATAGTGCTGACGATAGAACGGACGATAGAACAGACAGTAGACAAACAAGAACTATACAAGAATTAAATACAAGAATGAATAAGAATAAGGCTGCGCCTGTTTTTGATTCAGGAGGGTATGAGATTGAGGAATGATTTGATTAACGAAACCGAATTGCGAAAAGCGCTGAGTATAGTGCATGGCAATTCGCTGTTTGAAATCAGAGCATTAAAGAAAACACCCAAACGGACATTGAGCGGATACTTCCGCGATGTCGACACAGCTGTTAAGGCTCTGATGAGTAACAACATAGACCTGCGCGGATTCAACGTGTATATGTCGCTGAATGAGATTCAACCCGAATGTTATGACAGGTCGCAGAGGGATCACATAACAATACCAGAGGTCACGACCAATGATGATGTAATTATGACATACAAATGGTTCTTTGTTGACCTCGACCCGGTGAGGCTTACGGATCTGTCATCGACTGACGAACAGATTGACAAGGCCAAGAGGGTAGCGAAGCGAATCCTGGCGCACCTAAAGAGCATTGGCTTCGAGGATCCTGTTATTGCGATGTCGGGCAATGGCATACATCTGCTTTACAGAATTGCACTGGCCAACAACGCTGACAACGAAGACCTGATACAGAGAAGCCTGCAAGCGCTCTCGCTGATGTTCTCTGATGATGATGTAAAAGTTGATACGGCCAATTTCAACCCGGCGCGAATCTGCAAGCTATACGGCACGCTGGCACAAAAGGGAAGCGGAACGGAAGAACGACCGCACAGGATGTCGTACATTATCAAAGTTCCGGAAGTCATTAATAAGACGCCGAAGGCATACATTGAGAAGTTGGCCGCAGAGTTGCCACAGACTGAGAAGCCGCAGGCATATAACAATTATGCGCCCGCAAAATTTGACATTAGAGAGTGGATGCACCGGTACGGATTAACTTACACCGAAAAAGAAGATGGTGATTATACAAAGTTCATCCTTAACCACTGCCCATTTAACGAAGACCATAAAGCGCCCGATTCGATGATAACAGTCGGCACGTCAGGCGCAATCGGCTTCAAGTGTCTACACAATTCATGTCAGAACAAGACATGGAAAGACGTACGGATGCGGTATGAGCCTAATGCTTACGATTACAAAGAGGATGATAAACGTATTGACGCAGGATGGAACGAGCATAAGAAGCACAACCGTGACATCAAGATTGATTATACAGAGCCAGAGGTTGAGACACCCGATGAACCGTATTTCTTCACGGCAATGGATATTCTGAAACGCCCCGAAGATGGTGAGGAATACATTCGCAGTGGAATCGAAGGAATCGACAACCGTCTGGGCGGTCTGAAAAAGAAGTATGTCACACTGATGACGGGACTTCGTGGCGGATCTAAGAGCACACTGCTGACGACCATAGCACTGACAGCCATACAGGACGGCAACAACGTGCTCTGCTATTCGGGTGAGTTGAGCGAGCAAGACTTCATGAAGTGGATGAATCTGCAAGCGGCCGGCAAGAACCACGTACACGAATCCAAGATGCGGAACGGCTTCTATTATCCAGATGATGGGATAGAAGAAAAGGTCGCTAAGTGGTTAGGCAGTCACTTCTGGTTGTGGAATAACTTTCATGGCAACAACTTCAATAAGATTTACAGGTTGCTTGTAAGCAAGATTGAAGAACAGAAAACCGACCTTGTGATACTCGACAACCTGATGGCGATTGATATCCACGACCTTAATGAGCGCGACAAATACGCGGCGCAAGGTGAGTTTGTCGAACTGCTGATGCAACTGGCAAAGAAGACCAACACGCACATCATATTCGTGGCACACCCGCGCAAGGCTTACGGACTGCTGCGGCTGGATGACGTAGCCGGCACTGGCAACCTTACGAACCGCATCGACAACGCTCTGATAGTGCATCGTAATAATCAGGACTTCCAGAGACTCTCTAAAGAGATGTTCAAATGGAAAGATGACCATGAAGCATACAGGGGCACGAACGTGATCGAGATTGCAAAGGACCGACACAACGGGCATATGGATGTGTTTATACCGCTTTGGTATGAAAAGGAAACGAAGCGACTGAAAAACGCACCCGCCGAAATGATTCAGTATGGTTGGGATGATTCGGACGGTTTCGGCACAGTCGATGACGATGAAATCCCTTTTACATGAGGCAACAGGATGACAGATAAGAGATATACAGTAATCTCCGCCCCGTCGCCCTCTGGCCCCGAATACCGCATATATGACCGCATTAACGAGTGCAGTATTGAGGGTGGGTTCGAGACCCAGAAGTGGGCGGAGAGTGTTGCGGAGATGATGGAGGAGAAATGGAAGAATGATATACCACGACCGCAAAGGTGAAGC